AAGAATCCTACTGTTCGTAGAATACAGCGTAAGTTAGAAAAGTTTACAGATGAGGATTATCTCCTCTTTATAGGTGATCCTACTGCCATTGGAATCATCAGCGCTATTGCAGCGAGTAAAAATAATGGTAGATTTAAGTGCTTGAAATGGGATAAACTAGAAAAACGTTACATTCCAATTCAGGTTGATTTGTTCCCCAAGAAAGGAGAAATAGATGAGTTTGACGAATATATTTGAGGAAGACGCAGGTGCGCTTCAGGTTAAAGATGACGACATTCAAGGCATCGCTAATCTAGCTAAACGCGCTAAGCATCTAGAGAAAGAAATCCTTGACCTAGAAACTGTATTTAAAGAACGTAAAGAGCAGTACCGTAAATTGACCGAGGAATCTATTCCAGAGGCTTTAGCAGGTATGGGCATGAAAGCGTTCCGTATGGAAGATGGGTCATCCATTGAAATTAAAGCCTTCTACAGTGCCTCGATTTCAGAAGCACGTAGAGCTGAAGCCTACCAATGGCTCAGGGACCACGGCTTTGATGACATTATTAAGAATACAGTCAGTGTCCGTTTCGGACGTGGCGAAGACGAGCTCTGTGCACGTCTATTGAATCTACTTGGTGAGACAGGCTATCCAGCTGATCAAGCCGAGAAGATAGAACCGATGACCTTAAAAGCATGGGTTAAGGAGCAGGTTGAACGCGGTAACGAGTTCCCCAGCGAATTGTTCGGCGCATACATTGGCCAAAAAGCAGTAATTAAATCAGCATAACGAGAAAAGGATAAAGCATCATGGCTACTAAATCAGAAATAGCAGAAGTAAAAGGCTCTACAGCACTAGTATTAGGTTCATCATTTGAAGACGACGCACTAAGCGGCTTTGACACAATGAATCAGGAAGACTTTGCGCTTCCGTTCTTACGTCTATTAACAAACACTTCCCCTGAAGTGGGCGATGTAGATGGCGCATTACCCGGCATGATTTACAACAGCGTAACAGGCGAGTTGTATGATGGTAAGAAAGGCATCCTTGTAGTTCCTACAGCTTATGTCCGTCAGTACATAGAGTGGGCACCACGTGGTAGCGGCTCAGGCGCACCTATTAATATCTATCCAAGCACTAGCGACATCTTGTCTAAGACACATCGTGAGACAGGTGAGAACCGTGACTATTTAGATAGCGGCAATTACATTGAAAACACTGCCAACCATTACGTAATGGTATTGGATGCTAACGGCGTTCCTAGCCCAGCATTGATTGTGATGAAATCAACACAATTGAAGAAATCACGCAAGTGGAATTCAATGATGATGTCAGTTAAATTGAATGGTAAAAACGGTCTATACACGCCTCCTATGTATAGCCAAGTCTATCGTCTAAGCACAGTTGGTGAGTCTAACGATAAAGGTAAGTGGTTCGGTTGGGAAGTTGAACGTGTTGGTTCAGTTGAAGACACCGGCGTTTACCAAACTGCTAAATTATTTGCACAGTCCATCAGTACAGGTGATGTAAAAGTTAAACATCAAGACGAAGCAGCAAGAGAAGAAAACTTACCCTTCTAAGCGTTTGGGGGAAAGCGGATGCTGTTCGGTCCAATTCCGACTTGAAAACTGGTAGCATTTTCAGACGCAGCGAGTACCCCATCTTTAACTGAGAAAGATAGAATGACTGACATCACACGATTTAAAGCAATATTTAAAGGGCTAGATATTGCATATGGCACATATAAAATTGAAAAAGCCAAAGATAATGGTAAACAGGCAGGCAAGGCTATGGTCATCCGTAAGCCGCCTACTGACAACCTATGGATGGATCACCTTAATGGCGTAGAACCCAGCTTAGGGATTATTCCTATTCGAGCAGACAACACATGCATATGGGGTTGTATTGATATCGACCAATATCCACTAGACCACCTCGGCCTAGTCACAAAAGTGCGCAAGCTAAACTTACCTCTTGTGGTATGCCGAAGTAAATCCGGTGGCGCACACGTATTCCTATTTACTAAAGACCCCATCCCTGCCGGTGAAATGCAGCGTTATCTTAAGACATGCGCCGGATTACTCGGAGAATCTGGTCGAGAGATCTTTCCGAAGCAATCTGAGATACTTGTAGAGCGTGGAGACACTGGTAATTTCCTCAACCTGCCCTATTTCGCAAGTAATGAGGGCTTACGCTACGCAATCAAGGACGATGGTACTGCGGCCTCACTTGAGGAGTTTTACGAGCTCTATGACCGCTTTGTGCAAGCCGATAATTTGACTTTTCCGGAAGAACCGAGGGAATCAGAGAATCCAATCAAAGATGGCCCTCCTTGCATGCAAGCTTTATGTGCTCAAGGCTTTCCTGAGGGAACTCGCAACAATGGACTGTTCAATATTGGCATTTATTTAAAAAGAGTGTTTTCCGTGGGCTGGGAAGACAAGCTTATGGAATACAACCAAAAGTATTTTGGTCCTCCACTAGGCATGAGCGAATTGCAAATCATCGTCAAGCAGCTGCAGAAGAAAGATTACAAGTATAAGTGCAAGGATGCGCCTATCAATTCATTCTGCAACTCTGGCATATGCCGTACCCGTAAATTTGGGATCGGGGCCGACGGACCAGATGCACCAGAAATGGGTTCGCTATCCAAATACAACTCCGAGCCGCCGTTGTGGTTCTTGGACGTGAACAGCAAACGCATCGAGCTTGAGACAGATAGCCTATTTAATCAGATGGCATTCCAAAAGGCCTGCGTTGAGAAAATCAACATACTGCCTCCTACCTTGCGTAAGCCGGACTGGGAAGGCGTGCTTAACGGGCTATTAAAAGAGATGGTCGAGCTTGAGCAGATTACCGAGGCGTCTGATGACACCAGCATTACTGGTCGATTCATTGACCTTGTGGAAGAGTTCACCACTCACTTGCAACAGGCCATGGACCGTGACGAGATTCTCATGGGCCGACCATGGACGAGTGACGAAGAAGGTAAAGTGTATTTCCGAATCAAGGACCTTGAGGCTCACCTGAAGCGTAACAACTTCACTGGACTTTCTGCTCCGAAGATGGCGCAACGTATGCGCGAACTAGGCGGAGACCCTGTAAGCCTATTCCTAAAAGGCCGCGCTACTCGCGTGTGGAGCCTTCCTAGGTTTGACAAGCAAGATTCTCCTTTTGTAACCCCTGAGATGAAGAAAGTGAGCCCATTCTAATGAACGAAGATACCTTAACAATTGATAACTATGACTTTGCCTTAATTGGCATGTGTATGACTTGGCATGGCAACATGCTTGTAGAGCGTTGTATCTACGACGGCCCTATGATAATAGAGGCAATGGTAGAACAGGACGGCATGACTGAAGAGGAAGCCATCGAGTTTATCGACTTTAACATCGTAGGCGCATACGTAGGTGAATCAACACCTATCATCATGTGGCCTATTCTTGAAGACCTTGACGCTTAGTCATGACACTAAATATGAAAGGAGGCAGGGTCAATGACTATTCGTAAAGTTTTTGGCCCTCCGTGACCAGGCTCAGGCAAAACTACCTTCTTGTTGAACGTCATTCAGCAGGAATTAGATAGTGGAGTGCACCCATCCCAGATGGGCTACTTTGCGTTTACGCGCAAGGCAGCTACTGAAGCAAAAGAACGCGCAGTAGAAAAATTCCCACAGCTAAATCCTGAAATAGATTTCCCTTGGTTCAGAACGCTTCATAGTCTTGCCTACCGGTGCCTTGGCATCAGCAACAAGGACATGATGAAGCCGGAGAACTTTAGGGAGTTCGCTCGTGAGTCTGGAATTGAAATCGGCATCGATAACGGCGAAGAAGACTTTATGGTCAAGACGGATAATCCTATCCTAAATGAAATCAACATTGCCCGTATCCGTGGTGTCGACCTTCGCACTCACTATAATCGTAGCCAAATGGAAATCGAATGGTTTCATTTTGACTACGTTGAGCGTGCCTATCGCCATTACAAAGAAGCCAACTCTTTACTCGACTTCACTGACTTACTGGAGCGCCTAGTAGAAGAAGCGCATCGCCTGCCTAGTCTTGAGGTGTTAATCATCGACGAAGCACAAGACTTGTCTCGCCTGCAATGGCGTCTGGTTACGGAATTAGCGGCAAAAGCAAAGAGGTCCTTCCTGGCTGGTGACGATGATCAGGCCGTGTATAACTGGGCAGGGGCAGACGTGAATAGCTTCCTAGGCTTTGAGGGCGATATCACAGTACTGGAGCAATCCTACCGTGTCCCGGCTAAGGTGCATGCGCTTGCCAACACCGTGGTCAACCGTATCCGTGTAAGGCAACCTAAGAAATGGAACCCGCGTGAGTTTGAAGGCGCTGTGAAGTTTTACAATGACTTTGAGCACGTGGATATATCACAGGGCGAGTGGCTTATTCTTGCTTCTGCCAACTACATGCTAAACGACATGCATAACTGGATTAAGTCACAAGGCTTATTGTTCGAGCGCCAAGGCTACCGGAGCATTAACGAAGCCGTAATTACTGCGGTGATGGGGTGGGAAACATTGCGAAAGGGTAAAGAAGTCCCTTTCCCTGTTGTCAAACAGATCTATAAACATCTTGATTCCAATTATATCAAACGGGGTCACAAAATGCTAAAGGATCTCGACCCAGAAGGCTCTTTTACCATGGGTTATTTAAAAGAAAACCATGGCTTGAACACCGATGTTATATGGCATGAGGCCCTAACCAAGATAGGGGAAGAGAAGCGTGACTATATTATTTCCCTATTACGTCGTGGTACCAAAATATCCGGCAAGGTCAATATAAAACTCTCCACGATTCACGGAGCAAAAGGCGGTGAGGCGGACAACGTCTTACTGCTCACGGACCTTTCTACTAAATTCGCAAGTGAATACGATAAAAACCCTGATGATGTTAATCGCTTACTGTACGTGGGAATTACACGTGCCCGTCAGTCATTGCATATTGTCTTACCTAAAAACGAAAGAAAAGGCTTTAGACTATGAAACCCAGATCACTATTCCCAACGTCCTCTGAATGGCTACCTCCTCAGAGCTTCCCTGACCTGTCGCAGGCAACGGAAATCGCAATCGACTTGGAAACATGCGACCCCAACATGGAGAAGTTCGGTCCAGGCTGGCCTCGTAAAGACGGCTACATCGTCGGCTATGCGTTTGCAGTAGATGGATGGAAGGGCTACTTCCCCGTGGCACACCAAGGCGGTGGCAACCTAGACAAAGGCATTGTGGAGCGCTGGGTCAAGAAGACCTTAGCCTTACCTTGCGACAAGATTATGCACAACGCGGCATACGACACGGGCTGGCTCAAGGCAACAGGCTTCGAGGTCAACGGACGCATCATTGATACCATGCTCGCCGCGGCAATTGTGGACGAGAACCGTTTCTCGTTTGCCTTGAATAGCCTGGGCTTTGACATGCTTAAAGAGACCAAGTCCGAGCAAGGACTTAAAGATGCGGCCGCAGACTTCGGCGTGCACCCTAAGAAAGAGCTTTGGAAGCTGCCTGCCATGTATGTGGGCGATTACGCGGAGCAAGACGCTGCGCTTACCCTGAAGCTTTGGCACCATTTACAAACGCTACTGCGTAAAGAAGAAGTCGAGTCCATTTTCGGCATTGAAACAGAGATGCTCCCTATCCTTATCGACCTTACATTCAAAGGTGTCCGCTTTGATCGTGAGAACGCAGAGAAGCTTATTAAGGACATGAAGCGCAAAGAACAGCAATACTTGATGGATATTAAGAAAGAAGTAGGCAATCACGTCGATATATGGGCCGCGGCCAGTATCGCTACTGCCTTTGACAAGCTTAAGATTAAATTCCCAAGGACCGAGGCCGGCGCACCAAGCTTCACTAAGTCTTTCTTAGACGGCAACATACACCCTATTGCTAAGATGATTGTAGAAGCACGCGAGCTAAACAAGACCCACGGCACGTTCTTACAGCCTTACCTGGACTTCTCCGCCGCAGATGGACGCATACATCCACACGTCAACCAACTTCGCTCTGACGATGGCGGCACGGTCACTGGCAGGCTGTCCATGTCACAGCCTAATCTACAACAAGTGCCAGCAAGACACGAGGTGATTGGCCCGCTAGTGCGCTCCTTGTTCCTCCCAGAGGAAGGCGAGCTATGGGCCGCGAACGACTTCTCCTCACAAGAGCCACGTTTGCTAGTGCATTACGCTACGCTTATCGGTTTAGACGGTGCAGAGAAGATGGCACAAGCCTATCGGGACAATCCTGACACGGATTTCCATCAAATGGTGGCAGACATGGCAGGAATTGAGCGTAAACAAGCCAAGACAATCGGATTAGGCTTGATGTATGGCATGGGCAAGAACAAATTAGCCGGACAATTGGACCTCCCTGTGGACGAAGCCAGTGAATTGATGAGCACCTTCCACAATAAAGTACCATTCTTACGTGGTACAGTCGACGCGGTCATGCGCCGTATTGAAAAGCCGTCATCAAATGGCGCTATTCGCACCCTTCTAGGGCGTAAATGTAGGTTCCCATTATGGGAGCCAATCGCATGGGGAGTGAATAAGGCGCTTCCATACGACCAAGCCGTCGTGGACTACGGACCACGGATCAAGCGTGCCGGTACGTATAAGGGTTTGAACCGTTTAATCCAAGGTTCTGCGGCCGACCAGACCAAGGCGGCGATGATTGCACTGCACAAAGCAGGCTTTCGTATCCTTTTACAGGTGCACGATGAGGTTGCCGTGTCCGTTAAGAACCGTGAAGAGGCTGAAGCAGCTGCAGAAATCATGCGAAAAGCCGTTGATTTGGAAGTGCCGAGCAAAGTAGACGTAGAAATAGGTACTTCTTGGGGCGGAGCACGATAAAAAAGTGCTTGCATAATCTTAAAAGCTTATGATACAGTGTCTTTTCATTAGAAAGGAGAGCGCCAATGGCAAAATCGCCATCACAAAGAGACACTGCATGGGCTACTTTGATCATCCGATCAAAATCTTACGCAATGCTCAAAGAATTAGCAGATTATTACGATGTTTCTATCGGACAAGCGGCTATGGACCTTATTGAACGCGAGTTTAATAAGCTTTTAGAGGAGCAGACCAATGGGCGCCGTTAAATCATCTTTAATGCAAGACGTTTTACTTAATTACAGCGTCCTTCCGGAGATGTATGGCTCCATTGACGATGATTTTGAGTACATTCCAGAGCAAATTGAAATCGAAGAGGTCTGGTTTGAGCTTAGAAATCTAAATACAGGGAAAATCCGTCGTATTAACATTACGGAGACGCTTAATCACGATCAAATCTTAAAATTTGAAGACGATGTGTTGGCTGCACGTGCTGCAGTTAAACAAAAATTCTTTACTAAAAATACAAAGGACATACTATGACCTGGAATCACCGTGTAGTACGCTTCAATGATGAAGAAATGGGCGAATATTTCGAGATAAAAGAGGTGTTTTACGATAAAGACGGTGGTTTATCCGGCTATTCGGATGCCACTATCTTATCAGAGAGCTTTGATGGCCTACATGAGCAGTTGGACATGTTCAAACGTGCAACATCCAAGCCCGTGATTAACGAATTTGAGTTCTTTTTGCCTAAGGCCGCGTCATGAGTTACGCTCTTTCAGCACTGATAGGAATTATTATTGGGCTTACCGGCATAGCGACGAAGCCTGACCCTCAACAACCAGATAAAAAAGAAGAAATCCATGACAGCAAAGACTCCAAAAGATGATGTATATGATTTAGACTATCGAGACATGTTTGCAATGTGCGCGATGATTGGACTAACATCCAGAGGAGGATTACCTCCTCATAGTTGTGCAGAAACAGCTTACATGTATGCAGACGCAATGTTAAAAGAAAGGAAGCATTATGGTTTCGAAAACACGTACTGATGCATTTATTGAATCAGAACAGAACAAAGTAAAGATAATGAATCTTCTTGCTAAACATCCCCTGTCTCGTAGTCAGATTTGCTTGAGGCTTAACATCTCTAAGATGCAGATGCACAACCTACTTAAGGCGCTATGTGGCAAAGGCTACGTTAAGATAGACGATGAATCGTACTTCTGTACTGTTAGTAATCGTACCATGTGCAGTTATGCGCCTACTGGGCTTCCTTATGTAGGTAGGGACATCAAAGAGATCGAGATTAAGGCCGAGAAGAACAAGGTGCATAGAGAACGGCGCGCGGCTCAAGGACCACGGACCTACACGAAGAATCCAGTAAGAGAAGGCCGGCCAGCAAAGGCGGAGCCCGTTGTAGTAAAAGTGGATGAACACACGACTATGTACTTTAATAGCCGACGTCCTGCTTCTGACTTTAATATGAAGAAGGAAGAGAAGAGCCGTCGTAACAGTAAAGTAGCCATTGGCAGTGGCATGGGCATGTTTGGGAATTGGTAATGGATAAACTAGATGAAAAGAACGCAGAGGCCTTCGGTCAAACAGTATCGGGTATTGTTAAAGGTATGCCTGATACTAATTACCTTGACATTGGAATGCTTATTGAAAATATATACATACGGTTTCAGAAAGAAGCCGAACGCGATGCCCGCGACGCGGCAAACGGGAAGAGAGTCTAATTATGAAATTAAATAAAATGAATCATTTGTATCAATGGATGTGGTGGCAAAAGGGTGAATGTGTTGTAGAAGTAATTGGCACAGGACACTTTCCCACGACTGCAATGGTAAAACTACCAAACGACAAGCTTACCGAGATAGACATCGTCGAGCTTGAAATAGCGAACGACCTCTAAGGAGAACAAAATGAGCTTAAGGAGCAAAAAATGAGTGTATATACAGATATGGAAGAAAGCATTATGGACTGTTGGATGGTCGTGGATGACCTACGTGCTATGGCAGAATCAGAGGAGGCTGTTCCAGCTTCATTGATGATGTCGTTTGCGCAAGTGTACGCGTTTAAATTCTCACGGCTCGCGGGCCTGCACGAGGACGCCTTGAAAGAATACTATACGCTTAAAGAGGATAGTACCGAAGAGGTGGATCCTTTTAGTGTAGAAGAGATAGGAGAGATGCAATGGTAGCCCGTAACGATATCACTGGAGACAAAATCCAGTCTAAAGTAAACGAGAACGACAAGTTTGACAAGAATTACGGTGAAATTGATTGGTCAGTCAAGCTAGACGACACGCCTAAACCTGTGAAAAAGGAGAACGACGATGCCATGTAATCAGAACTGCAACCAAGGACGTGATTGCCAGTGCGATCGTAGTGGAGATAGAGCCGTAGTAATCGTGGCGACCCTACTGACCATTGCAATTCTTTCCATGGGATTTGGCGTATGGAAGCTTTTAAATGGAAACAAAGGCCAGGACTGTCAGATTGACGTCCACTTTAAAGACAGTACTGCCACTTATATAGGGAAGACAGTATGACCGAAGCAGAAATGGAAGAGCTACGCTTCTTATTGATACTCAGTAAGATGAAAGAGAACGCCGAGAAGTTGGCTAAGTAATATATCACTTTTTTACGATTAATGATTATCCGTATGGCTTGTGTGTAGTATTTGGCGGATTATTACATACAAGCACTTTTGCTTAATATATATTAAGGACTAACATCATGTGGACAACTCCAGCTGCAACTGAAATGCGCTTTGGCTTCGAAGTGACAATGTACGTAATGAACAAATAAGTATATACATTGTATATACACACCCCGCCTAGGAGACTACGCGGGGTTTTTTGTAGCTACAAATACTACGATCGTAGCCGACTTTAAAACAGTCGCGACTATCTTGCAAAGTGGTTCATAAAAGTCGCTTTAAATAGGTTAAGGTAACATATATGTTACTCAGAACTAAACTATTAGTTTAGACATTTGTTTAGACATTTTATACACACGTTTTGATAACGTGTGTATTTTTTGGCGTTTTGTATACACGTTTTGATAACGTGTATATTTTTTGGCGTTTTGTATACACATCGTGTGTATATACAGTTTTTGAGTTTAATTATTTGCGTAGGTCTACACTTTTAGTTTAGTTTTGAACTAAAACCTGTTACTTATCGGCAACACAACTGCCCTATTGTATACCATGGTTTACACTTAGCGCTCTAAAAAACTCCCTTCCTTCATCTGGCGCTCTTCATGGTGCCATATCCGGTGACAACTGGCACATAACACCACGCACTTCGCCTCGATCTCCGCACGGGCAAGCTTGTATGCCCCGTTTTGGGTCAATTCACTTACCTTTCTATTGGCGGGATCTTTGATAACATGGTGGAAGTCCAAGGTGGCCGGATGATTCTGTCCACACTGCACGCACTCCAAGGTAGACTTATACTCTTCCCACTCGGCCCGCATACGAATCTTCTGCAAACGTATGCGCTCGATGTGCGCTTCCCTGTTGGAATGGTAGTGCTTGCTTGAATACTGCCGTTGTTTTAGTCTTCGTTCTTCCGGATCTTTGATCGGCATAGTAGAATACCCGTCTACAGATTGTATGCGAAACATCTTTTATATCATTATCGGTGCCAAATGTCCAACCTACTCGATTACTACCTCTGCTATAAAGAAGCTTTTCTACTCGGTGCGTCGTTTGGTATACTTGTTTCGTATACTTTTGCTAAAAAAGCTTTACAAAATCATAGATAATGGTATTCTAGTTGCTCAAACCTGATTATTGGGGCGAATTATGTTCATCAGAAAGTTAGAAAAGGAAAATACCATGTATGTAATAGACTTAGCACGTGTGCAATTGCCCGATGCCGAACTGCATGCCGCTATCGCATTGCGCGAGAGTAAAGTTGCACGGCTCAAGGAGCAAATGGGTAGCAAATACCGTCTCCATCCAGATAACGTCGTCCGTTTACCACGGCCCACGCCTCATTTCTTGTTGAAGGAGAACGGTGATGAGTAATTTACCTATTACCCGTACGATCTTAAAAGATATCGTTATGGAATCAATGGCACATACCTTCGACAGTGACCTATTGTCCGACCTTTATAAAGACGCTTACGGCTTTCGTCCGGACGCAGAATACTTTAAGGCCTGGAAGGAATATCCCGACGACTTTAAACAAGTTATATGGAACAGAATACTGGTCGACCTTGCGGCGGCCGTAGAAGCAGACAAGGAAGAGGAGCAATATGAGTAACATAATAGAAATGACAGCAGAAGAAATGAAAGAGTGGCTTAAGAAATCTTCTCCATCAACAAAAGACCTTATCAACAGCCCTCCGCATTACACCAGCGGAGGGATCGAAACGATAGACTACATGGAGGCCAAGTCCACCCCTGAGGAATTCAGAGGGCACCTACGCCTTACAGCACTCAAGTATCTATCCCGCGCAGGCCTTAAAGACGACACACTCAAGGATTTAAAGAAAGCGCAATGGTATATCAATGCCCTTGTGGAATTCATAGAAGACAGCACGGATAAACCATAGTAAACTACGTCAATGGACGACGAAAAACTAATGCAGATAGTCAGGATTACCGTGGACGGGATAACGTATCCCATGTTCGCTCCCGTTATTTGCAAAGAAAATGAAGAAGTAGGCGAAATTCAAGACCTAGAATTCGGTGAAATCGTCGTAATGAAACACATTGTATCTTGCCTACTTCATGGACTGAATAATACGGTGCAATAAAAAATAATAGAATACCTTTATAGAGACCTTCGGGTCTCTTTTTTTATCTAAAGAAAGTAAGTAGATACTTATTGTGGGAAAAGGTGTCCTATAAAAAGTATCTATGTGGAAAAAAAGTACCTAAGTAAGAATTATTGTGGGTACTTTTAGGCGAGTTGGGCGAAATTTGACGTAATGGGCGTATATTGTGGGTACTTCGGTGTTTTTTAGAAAGGGCGGATGGTCTGAATGGCTTGGGGCGTGGGTCTTGGGGCTTGGTGAGTGGTGGGAGGGGAATGGATCATGGACCACGGCCCACGGGCAATTATGCGTTCTCATATAGGGACGTTTTGAAAAAAAAAAAAATGAAATTATTTTTTTATAATTTGACGTAATAGACGTAATGCCGTAATGAACCAGTCATAGCAAGGGTTTCAAGCATTACGTTACATTACGTTGAAATAATAGACGTAATGAGCAATCCAAATCGTTCTAAAAGTGCGCGCGAGACATAAATTTGGAAAAATTAATTTCTTTTTTTTGGCTAGAAAAGAGTAATGGAAGTGATTTTTTGAACACAAAGACATCTGATTGACATGCCTACTTATTATCGGTATATTACGTGGGTAGTTTTATATATCAGGAGAAATCAAGAATGCCTTTGAAAGATGTTGAAGTAAAGATGAATGGAATAACACCTAGGCAACACACTATCCGCCATAGCGTAAATACTGGAAGAGCTAAGTATCCATTCAAGGCAATGATAATAGGTGATTACATATCTGTTGGCTCTCAAAAAGAAGCAGAGAACATCAGGCATGCACTTAAGTCATTCTATAAACGAATAGCTAATAGACGCTTTACTGTCAGACAGCCCATGGAAGATGATAATGTTTGGATATGCCGGAGGGTAAGCTAATGGCCGCAAAGGATGTTTGGAATGTCCCGCCCATCTTGGGGGATAAATTGCAGAAGAGACTATCTAGTAATGTAGGCTCTTTGCTTAGTCAGAAGAAGAAGTTAAATGGCCGCGAGTGGAAGTTTGTGCAAGAGCTGGTATCAGGTGACGGTCAAGTCACAATGAAAGAGTGCGCCATCCGTGCTGGCTTTAGTGAGAAGTCTGCAAAGGTCACGGCATGGAAGCTTACTAATCCTGAAATCTGTCCGCATGTAGTCGCCGCGATCCAAGAGTATCGTGCCGAGTTAAATGCAAAGTATGGCACCAATTACGATAGGCACATGAAGGATTTGCAGTTGATACGGGATAAAGCACTTGAGGCTGGCGCATTTGGTGCGGCGGTATCTGCTGAATATCGTCGAGGCCAAGCACTTGGCACCATCTACATCGAGAGAAAAGAAGTTCGTATCGGCACCATCGATAGTATGAGTAAAGACGAAGTAATGCGTAAGCTTGAGGAAATCAAACGCATCTACGGCGCTCCACCTCAAACCATCATTGATATGGAGCCCATCGATGTAATAAAAACCATCGAGGTAGAACCGGCATTTGACGCAAACGAGGTAATTGAGAATGGCAATAAAACCAGAGGCGGGGCTATACAAAAGACTGAAGGAGAATCTACCGGAGGCGCACATCACGAGGATAGAGTCGAGAGTGAACCTAGGGATACCGGATTGCCTGATAGCGCTGAACAAGACTAGGTTTGTAATGGTGGAGCTGAAGGTGGTAAAGCGCGGTAAAAAGGTCGCGCTTAGTCCACATCAAGTAGCCTTCCATCTGAAGCATGCCAGCCTAGGCTGTCCCACATATATCTTAGTGCAGTATCATCCGGCCGGCACAACATCTGCACTAAAGGCCGAGCTATTGCTGTATGACGGTGGCCAAGCAGAGGATTTACTGTTGCGTGGCGTGGAGTGTATACCAGCTGAAAAATGGCCGCTATCGCATGTGCAATGGCATATGTTTAGGCATGCTTTAACCGAGTAAAAGAAAAGGGGCTTAGCGCCCCTTTTTTATTTCCCTCCAAATAGATGTGCAAATAACACCATCGATATAAGCTTTAATAACATGCCGAGTGTAATTGGTGAATTAGTCTCTGCCGGTTTGGCCAATATCGTGGCACGCTCGCGCCGTAGTCGCTGGCGCCTTTCGTGCGAGGTTTCTCTTGTCATAGCTGGCCATTAATATCCCTTGTAGATTCTAATGGCCTCGTCTTCTAGGCTGTCGCTGAATCCATCGCCTATGTCGCTAAAACGAACGGCAAGGCCTTCCTCGTCCACTATTCGCAATAGTTTAACCTCGTATAGCGTCGGACTGTCTCCGGTGCCGTAGCCGTCGTAGCATTCGTCCACATCGGCCGTTACTAAATACCCACTATGTTCAAAATCAAAGCTCACGGATTATCTCCTCGTATCTAAGCGCATCGTCAGAAAATTCTCTTAGTATGGCAATCACTTCCTCTTCTGAATAGCCTTTATTGATAGCATTATCGCCAAAAGCCAATTCATATACGGCCTCTTTAAATTGTTTGTCGGTCATCTCATCTACCTTTCGTATGCATCTAAAAAATCGTTAACGGCCTCTTCTACGGTCTCTCCCACGTAGCTGGTTGATATAATCTCGGTGCAATCGTCGTCAGAGAGCTCGTAGCCTAAATTAGCGGCGAAGGCCTTTAGTTCATCAAAGCTCATCATGCACCTCCTCTACATAAGCGGCATTCTCGGTCTGATAGCGATACTCTTTTGCGCAAGCCATCGCGTCTTTTTGGTTGTCAAAGGTGCCTAGGCATGTCCCATTATGGTTATAAACTTTGAATGTCATACTGTTACCTCCTCTACTGAATTTGTGATTACAGTCCAGTCATCTGCAAACTCACGGTCTGCAAAGGGTTTCCAATCGGTTCGGTCTGTATCGTATGCCTTTTCTAATGCCTCGGTATAATTATCGGCCTCAATCTCAATCTCGTATACTTCGCTCAATTCTGCTAATACCCTAAATTTAGTCATCTTGCACCTCCATTAGGTTTTTTACATCGGTATCAATCATGCATGCCACTACATCCCTCAAGTCGTTTTCGGAAAATTCATTGATTAATACGCCTGTTTCCTCGTCGTATATCCCTATCGTTACATCGTAATACCATCTTTTAGTTTCCATCACACACCTCCACAATTCGAAAGTCTTCTCTATCGGTAAAGTCTTCAATGTTGCCTTCCTCTACCTCTTCTTCCATCTCTTTAAAAAACCAGTCCAGCTCCGCGCGTGCGCTTTCTTCGCTGTCGAACCTAGTCGGTCCGTCGTCATCGCTCCATGTATTAGTCCAGCCGCCACATAGGCAATATTCTTGCACTTCGTATTTAGTCATATCACACCTCCAATTAAAAGTAATGCTGTCGTTAAAGTAATTGCCCATAGGCATATCGTGAAAGTTTTCTCGGTCATAGCTCGCCCTCCTCTAATACTGTATCGCCGTCCTCGTCTATAACCCATGCCGGATTAGTGCTCCACTCCCATTCTAATGGGTAAGTGTCATCGGTTATGTCTACCTTAGTTCCGCTGTATTGCTCGCGCCCTAGTGCCTCCTCCGGCGTGTCTGCCTCCACTTCAATCGTGGTTATCAGATAGCGGCATATTGTGTATTTAGCCATGATTAGCCCCTTTCAATGGAAAAACTTCGGTTACGGTCCAGCCATCAAAATCAACTGGTTTCCACTCGCCGCCATCGGTATCGCCGGCAATTTCAATGGCTTGCTCCAATGTATCGGCTTCAATCTCAATCCGTAATATGGTCACATACTCTGCGTATGCTTCAAATTTAGCCATGGTTTAATCCTCCTCTATAATGCCGTTGTCTAGGCATGCTTGTAATACAATCTGCGCTAAGCGCCTATCTGCCATTATGGCGTTGCCTATTGTCTCTTGGAGTTCCAGCCACTCATCAAAGTCTATAATGCCTTGCCATTCATAATTATCAACAAGTCGGCTTATCGCCCAGTCAATGCTTGTATGTAGATTCATTTTGATTCTCGCTTTCTAGTGTTTTAAAATGGTATTCCAATGTCCTTCGGCCTCATGTTTATACTTATGCCAATGATGATGCCCGTCATCGTCAATTATTAACCATGCATATCGCTTAAAAGGTGCAAAATACTTAACCCATGTCATTCTCATAATTCAACCCCCTAGTGTTTTACGTATGTTATGTTTTGAATGGTCTTATCCCAGCACGCGCGGCATGTTCCGCACTTGCCGCCATTGTCCGGCGCATTGCATGCGACGCCGTCAATCTTGCCGGCCTTGGTTATAACGGTGCTCGTTGTTGGCCACTTTCCGGCCGGTGCCATGTCCAGCATCGGCATGCTTAGCCGCACGGTTAAATTGTCCGGAATTGCACGCTGTCGGTTAACCTTGGCCAGCATGCCCTTTTCTTTAGTAGGTAGCCAAAAAGTCACCTCCGGCATGGCCTCGGCAATGTCCATGATAGCCATCAAATGGGCCTCGCTTTGAATATCGCCGCTGTCGTGCCATCTGAAATAGCCGGTAGTATCATTGCTTTTTATGGCCGCTATCATGCCGGCCTTCCACGAGGGTAAGTCACCCAGCGAGTTCAAATTATGCTCCCTATGGCTAATTACGTTCTTATAACGGTAGTTGCCTTTCATGGCATAGCATCCATGGCACACACTGCCCACAATCTCGGCCAGCTTGCGGCCGGTCTTGCATGCCGTCGCCGGCGTGCTAAAACTAGGGCACGGCATTTTACTTGCCGCGCTTAGTTTAGGCATGAATTGAATTGTTTGCATAGCTATACTCCCTTGGCTTGTAGCTCGTCGGCCAAGTCTTGGCCGCCTATGCTTTTAATCCAGCCATGGCCGTATAATTGGCCGTTGGCATGCCGCTCAATCTCTATCATGTTCTCGCCCCATGCTATCTCAATCCGGCCATAGCCTTGCTTTAAAGCTTTAATCACTAAGGCCTTGGCTTGCGCGAGGCTTGGCTTGCGTCCGTCAAAATAATATTCGAATGTATTAGCGTTCATGCTTAGGCCGCCTTTCTTTGCTTGGTTGATGACAGATAAACAGGCTCTAAGTCCACGCCGTTAAATAAGTCGCGGCATGATACCTTGAGCCGCGGGCCGTCGGCCTCGACGGTATACCAAAACTCCACGCCGAGCGTGTCGCCATTGGTTGCGTCCGCTGATAGCAGTCTTAAATCGCCGCCGCCGGCTTTTTTATTGGCCGCTATAAATGAAGCCGCGAATTCGTCGGCCTCGAACCTTGGCAATTCCCAAGCATAGGCCAAGGCGTTTTTAATAAACTGATAGGCGCCATAGCCGTTGTCGCTCTTAGGATAATTATCCCAATGCTTAAAAACGGTATACTCGCCCTCGGCGTCTTTGAATGTATATAGTCCTCTAGTGCTCATGGTGTCCTCGCTTTCTATCTGTATGGTTGTGCGGCCAGCCATCGCCGGCCGCTGGTTGCTATTGTAATCCTAAGTTTTAATTCTCTGCAAGCTTTTTAATTATGGCCTCGGTCGCCGCTATGGCATTGCTTAAGGCCTCGCGTATATGCACGGCGCGGCCTTTCTCATCGTTGCCATTGGCCAGCTGGCCGGCTATGCTTTCCGCGGATTCTTTGCTGTATTGCGGCGCGTCTGATAGCTTGCACGGCGTCGCGTCCATTAGTAGCCATCCGCCGGTCTTGCGCATCAGGGCTGGCTTGATAGCTAAGTCGCCTACCATCACCACATGGCCATTGCCCAATAGCACGCCATCGAGCGCGGCCAGCGCTCGCTTGTTGGCCTCGTGGGTTTCAAAAAATTGAGGCGCGGCCTCGCGTAATAAGTCTAAATTGCTCATGGTCTAGTCCCTCCAGCCAGTCTGCCATTTGGCCTCGCTTGCGTTATCCGACGGCATGCCGGCCGCTGGCGCGAATAATATCGCATAGGTTGATTGGTCCACATAAGCGCGGCTCATGTCCTCGCCTTGCGCGTCCCGTCTGTCTATCTCGCGATAGGCCGCGTCCATGTTATGGCCGTGGGCCAGTAATTGCTGTCTCGTTAAATTGCTCATGGTTTAATCCCTTTCTATGATTGCGGCGGCCATCGCTGGCCGCCATGGTTTTAACTGTATCGTTTCAGAAAGCGCTTGATTGCTTTCACATTGCGCACGGCCTCCGCTTGCGCCTCCGGTCCGTGCTCGCCGTTGTATTCTTCTTCGTGCACGAACCCAATGCCGCCGGTATACTTGTCGAGCACGTGGCGCGCTTCAGATACTATCAAGGCGTCCGTAATATCTTCGAGCTCGCACTGGTCATCGTGGCAAATAATTTCCTGTAATTGATAGGCCAGCTCATCACTGGCAAAGGCCGCTTTTAATATGGGCTTCATGCTGTCACCTCGCTGGCCGCCTTGGGCCAAATGAACATAGACTTAATTTCAAAATCCAATTGCGCCGCGCTATCAATGCCGCGCTTAGCGTTGGCCTCGCGCACTAGTTCGGCCGCCTTGTCGCCGGTGCCCCAGTCTAGATTGGTCGGAGTATAGCCGCGCTCGCCGCGTTTGATTATGGCGATATTCTCGCCGGCCGCGCGGCCTAATAAAACTGTATAACATAGGTTGAATGCTTGCATGGTTTTTAGTCCCTTTCTTCTGTATGGTTTGAGTTGCATAAGACCGGCGACGCCGCCGCCGGTTTCGCGCATCGAGCGCTCGTCAGTTATGCTTGCGCGGCCTCGGCCTCGCTTTCGTCCCAGCTCACATAATAGCCGGCCATTAATAGCTCAATCGCGGCCGCCTCGGCTTGCGTGCGTTTTTCGTATTGCTCGACCGGCCAAGTCAAAATTGGTCGCGCTTGGTCGCCGCTGTAGTAGATTTTTATCATGGTTTTAGGTCCCTTTCATGGTTACGGCGGCCAGCTGGCCGCCGGTGTTAAATTAAGCCGCCTCGGCCTCGACGGCCTCGGCCGTGCCCTTGATATAATCGGCCGCTTTCTGAGCCAGCGCCGCCGCCTTGAATATGGCCGTGTTATCGTCGCGGCATGCCTTGAGCCAGCTCTGAATATAGCCAGCGTGCCGGAGCTCGCCGGCGATGCCGTTATCCGCGCATAGGTAGGCGGCGCCTATCTCGGCGACCAGCTCTTCAAAGGCATACGCCGGATTCCCAAAGCGGCCGCTGTGGTCGCGGTCCAGCCTATGCTTAGCGCCGGTCCAATGGGCCAATTCATGAAAGGCCGTCGCGTAATAATGCGCGGCGCTGTCGAAACTTGCTTTATGCGGCAATTGCACGGCGTCCGTGCTCGGCATGTAAAAGGCCGCGTCCCCGCCGTGGCGGATAATGGCGCCGGTTTTTACTATGGCCGCCTCGCATGCCTCGCTGGCGTCGAATGGCACGGCCACGGGCTCGGCCGCCGGTGCGCGCTCGGCGTCGGTCTGCTCGATGTTAAAAACCGAGTAGGCCTTTAGCACGGCATAGCCGCTGGATTTTTCACCGGTCGCCGCGTCGACGGTGCCGGCCACCGGCTTATAAAAGCAGATAGCCGTGCCCTTTTGGCCCTTGAGCACTTGCGCGCCTCGGTCCTGCCATTGCTTATATGTTGCCCATTGGCTGGCGGCATAGCCGTTGCCCATGCTGGCCATGCCTAGGATTAACCTATTAACGCCACGATAGGCCGCGCCGGTCACGATATTATGGTCGGCGCCGCTGGCCGCGTCCGCGTGCCATGGCTTCACCCATGGCGCCGCGCCCTTTTCTAACTCGGCGATAATGGCGTCGGTCACTTGCTGGTAAATTGGATTAGTCATTTTGCTTGTTCCCTTTCTCACTGTATGGCCACGCCGGCGGCGTGGTATGAGTTATCTTAATGATATATAGCATGCTGTCAAGCGCTTTTTTACAGTCCGGTTACCTAGTCCGGCCAATGCCGGCCAGCATGCCCGCAAAGGCCCGCCAGTGGCCGCTCACGCCGTCCAATAGCCGGCGGCGGCCTTGGTGCCTTGCCTATATAATAACCAAGCCCACGGCGCGCGGCCCGTGGTCCGTGGCCCGTTGCCGGCTATGCGATACGCGCGGCCCGTGGCCCGTGGCCCGTGGCCCGTGGAGCGTTACCGGTAGGCCATTGGCCTATGTTAGCGGTCACTAACCTAAATGTTAGTAACCACTAACCAATGCGCAAAGATGCACGCCCAGCAAGGCCCTTTTTAAGCGCTCCACGCGACGCGCGCCATGAATTGAGGCTAGCCTACAGGGCCGGTTGTGGATATCCTGTGCGTTTCCTAAGGATAAGCTGTGGATAGATTGTGGATAACTTTTCGTGGCAAATGCTGCAAATTGTGGATAACTTTTCATGGTCCTTGGTCCGTGGTCCTCGGTCCATGGCCCGCGGCCGGCGCGAGGGGGGGCAGAGTCCCACGAACCAAGGCCAGCGTGTTAGTGAGCACTCACTAACCCACCCCCCAAAAAAACGCCCCACCGCCGGCGGAGCAGTAGCTTTAGCCCGATTTCGCACAGTTTTTCGCACTCCAAACGAAATTGAGGTATTATGACCCTACAAATAGGCCCCCTTGTTTTATAAAAGCCATTGCCAGAAAAATTTTTACAAAAATTAAAGAGAATGAAAACATATGCTTAGCGTCTATGCAGCCGAACAAGCCACTATTGAGCAGGCTAGATTAGAGCTTCGTCTTCTTCAGATTGAAGCGCAAGAAAAGGCTAGAACAGACTTCTTGTCCTTTGCAAAATACGTATGGCCAGAGGCTATCTTTGGCGCACACCACACAAAAATGGCAGATGCCTTTAACCGTCTAGCAGATGGGACCTTGAAAAGATTGATCGTTAACATGCCTCCGCGGCACACCAAGTCTGAGTTCTCGTCCTATCTGCTACCCGCCTTTATCATGGGCCGTAAGCCTAAAACCAAGATCATTCAAGCAACCCACACCGGGGAGCTTGCCGTGCGTTTCGGTCGTAAGGTCCGTAACTTGATGGACACTGAAGAGTACAAACAGGTATTCTCTGACGTGGCCCTTCGAGCAGACTCCAAGGCCGCCGGTCGGTGGGACACGGACCATGGTGGGGAATACTTTGCTGTCGGTGTGGGCGGCGCGATGACGGGCCGCGGTGCGGACTTGTTGATCATTGATGACCCGCACTCGGAGCAGGACGCTTTGTCAGAGCTTGCCATGGAGAACGCATGGGACTGGTACACATCCGGCCCTCGTCAACGGCTCCAGCCTGGTGGCGCTATTGTCATTGTTATGACCCGTTGGAACACGAAGGACTTAACGGCTAAGCTTGTCAAGGCGCAGTCTAGCCATAAAGCCGATCGCTGGGAGATTATTGAATTTCCTGCAGTCTTGCCTAGCGGCAATCCCTTGTGGCCGGGGTTCTGGAAGCTTGAAGAGTTGCTCGCGGTCAAAGCATCATTGTCCCCGCAGAAGTGGCAGGCCCAGTGGCAGCAACAGCCAACCAACGACGAAGGCGCTATATTGAAGCGTGACTGGTGGCAAGTGTGGCCCTCGGACGAAGCTCCTCCTGTCGAGTACATTATTCAGTCGTATGATACGGCATATTCCAAGAAAGAGACGGCCGACTACTCTGTAATCACGACCTGGGGCGTGTTCTACCCGGACCAAGACTCAGGGCCTAACATAATCTTGTTGGACGTCACGCGGGGCAGATGGGACTTCCCGGAGCTTAAACGTATTGCCAAGGACCAGTATGACCAGTGGCAGCCGGACAATGTGTTAATCGAGGCCAAAGCGACAGGGATCACGCTTCAGCAGGAGCTGCGACGTATGGGAATTCCTGTGACCATGTATTCTCCAGGAGGTCGCCGCAGTGGACAGGACAAGGTATCGCGTGCGCACTCTGTGGCCCCTATTTTGGAGTCAGGCATGGTGTGGGCCCCGGACACGGACTGGGCAGAGGAATTAGTGGAGGAATGCGCTGCATTCCCGAATGGCGACAACGATGACATGGTCGACAGCACGACGCAGGCATTGAATCGTTTTAGGGCAGGTAATTTTATCTCTCTTGGAACGGATTTAATGGAAGAGGATAAACAACAAGATGTTGCGTTCGAGTACTATTGAGGACTACAATTAGGAAATATTGCAACAAGACTTTTAGGACTAACGAATGAACAACACTCTGCCCTTTGACAACGACTACGAAAAGCGTGTACAGCAGTCCTATGCATCCCTTGGCATTAGTCAGCCCGCTAGGATGGCTGCAGGTGGTGTAGTGGAAGACACGGGTGGGATGTTAAATGCGGCAGCAAGAAGCGTAAAGCCTAAGTTAAAAGCAGAGGACGAAGCCTATTTTAAGGCACACAATCAGTATGCAACGGACCATGCTGCATACTCGGACGCATACAATAAGTGGGTGGCGGACTGGAATGCAGGGAAAACAGAGGCTGCATATGCTGGCATAGCGGAGCCGACAGCGCCTACCCTTCCCACAGCACAGGGTGATTTGGATATAAACGCCTATCAGGCACAATTGGCTGCGGCAGCGCAGAATAAGGCATCGGCTAGAGTAGGAGGCATCCGTGCCTTTGCCAATCCAGAAGCCTATAATTTGGCAGGGCATGCAGGGGTAAGCTCGTTTGAGGACGGCGGTGAGGCGGTAGCGGGCCAAGACCCGCGGGCCATGGACCTTGAACAGTTCTTACTGGAAAACTCACGTACCAAAGCTGGCCCTGTAGACGTGCAAGAAGTCCGTTCTGCAAGAGGTCCTGGCAAGTACGACACCCGTGTGAGTAAGGATGTGGACGGTTTTCAGGCATTTGCTGACGTGGACGTTGGCGGCAAGAAGTTAAGTCAAGTTGGCGCGAGTTTCGTGGGCCGTGGTCGTATAGGCAATTACGAAGTGCAGTATGTGTATGACCCTGAGACGAAGCAACCTGTGATTACGGGTGCTATCCGTAAGGAGTTAAGTCCGACTAGTGACGTGTCTGCTGAGGGCGTGTATGTTCCACAAAAGGACGGCAAGGACTACTACAATGCTGGCGTGCGTTACACCAAGCGTTTTGAAGACGGCGGTGCTGTGAATAAGTTTGACGATGTGGCCGTTGAATCGGAAGTACTTCGCAAGCAGTTAGAGAAGGAAATCCCAAAGGGTAAATACTTTGAGTCTTATCCTGTTGAATACGTGGGCGAACTAAAGACGAATGACCCTATGTTGGCGGGCGTCACAAAGCCTTATAAAGAGCCTAATGTTGTAAGCCTTAATCCTAAGTCCGAGTTCGGGACTCAGTACGGCACCTTTGAACACGAGCGTCAGCACTTGTTGGATGCCAAGCGCGGTAAAAAAGAACTGCGCTATCCGGCGCCAGAGTATATGTTTGAAAATGCCAAGTGGGAAAAACCACCGGTGCCTATTGATGAAAAGCTACAGTCCAAGACTAGGGACGATATTATCTTGTCTTATCAAAAGTACCGTAAGAAGTATGACCTTTCCAATGACTTCACCCAAGAGGGCTTCTTTGGGGACATCCGTGCTATTGAGAAAAGACTGCCAGTAGGAAAAGGCATATTGGACACGGACATAGGCAAGGACTTGTTTGGCAATAACCCAGAGCTACTTTTGACATACTGGTCTAGGACTCGTCCAGAGAAGACAACATACATGACCGAGCAGCGTGATTCTCCACGTTTTAAGACCTTGGACATGCGCCAAGCTAAGAAGGCCCCGGAAGCCGGCCCGCTGACCAAGGTCCAGGATTTCATTCGCGCCAAGACAGCCACCTACTTTGAAGACGGCGGTGAAGCAAAAGCACCCCGTGCAGTCGTTAGTCAAGAAGAGTCAGGGCTTTCTCCTGAACAATATGCTAAAGCTTTGGCTAGTTATGATCTACCAGAAGCGGAGTTAGATGCCATTCTTGAGCCAACTAAAGCACAGAAATATGCCAAAAATGTACTGGACACAGTACGGCCTGGTAAGGAAGGGATCTACGGGGAAAAAGAAGCCGTGGAAACAATGTATGCAGATATGTATGGCAATCCTTCAGGAAGGTATTTTGACACGGGAAAAGGTGTATTAAATAAAATAAATGCAGTTCCAAAACTACCAGCAGCTGGAGTATATACCAATGCAACACCTGACGAGGTGACGGTAAATGTAAATAGTGGACTGCCTAACAAAAATGTATTTGTGCATGAGTTACAGCATAAACTAGATGATGATCAAGGGTTCAATAGAAATAATCGATTAAAGGCAGAGAAATTTCCTGAGGCCTACGTAAGAGACCTTGGAAATAATAAACGCTGGACAGATACAAGTGAGGACTACAGTACTTTATACGACAATGTAAAAAATGCTTATTCAACGTATAGAAAAAAATATATGTTAAGTGGTGATTTTACGGAGCGAGGTTTAATACCAGAGCTTAAACGTATTGAGTCTACTCTTCCTGTTGGAAAGAATATATTTGACACAGACATTGGAAAGGCCGTAAGCAAGGACTTGCCTAAGTTTAAATTTGCCTACTATAACCAAACGGCTCCTAGTAAGGGGACGTATATGTATTCGGTGGATACAGCGGAACAAGCGGGGGCTTTGCGCAAGGCCTATGAGCCTGGGTCTGAAAAGGATATTTTTGCTGAACCAAAAAGAACAGTAAGAGCTTTGAAAGAGAAAGTAACGGACTTTATTAAAACAAAGAAGTTTGAAGACGGCGGGGATGTAACAAGCGAGAACGTCCGAACACTTAAGTCTATTGACGTAAAAGCAGACAAGCCTGAAAAAAGCAGGGTTAAAGAAAACATAGATGCTATCCTGCAAGGACTGAAGAACGAGGACGTCAGTGCCAAGGACGTGGCCTTGTTTATCAATTCGTTTATTCCTGTGTCAGGCGACATTCAATCTGCTGCAGAAGGCTATCAGGCATTCAAGGACAAGGACTACCTAGGTGCAGGACTGGGCGCTGCAGGTGCGCTGCCTTTAATTCCTAACATCACTAAGTACGTAAAAGCCAGTCCAAAAGAAATGGATAAATTTTTTGAAGAAATGGCCAGTAGTAAGATTAGAGATGCAGAAGGACAACTAGCCAAGGTGTATCACGGGGGAGCTGGTTTGGAAGAAGGACTGCCTACGAAAGGCACTGGAATATTTGCTGAGGGAGTTTACTTTTCAGGTATACCGTCTAGAACCCGCTACTATGGGGAGAAAGCCAAGAATGGAACTACCTATCCCATGTATGCCAATATAAAAAACCCTATATCAAGCGAAGAATTTACTAAACGCTTTGGAACAGCTAATCCAAAAAACAGTAAGAAAATTAGGGATATTTTAGTAGCTGAAGGATACGATGGAGTGTTGTCCAAGTCAGGAGATAAAATATGGGAAGGTGTCTCATTTTTTCCAGAAGAACAACTTAAATCTTCTGTCTCTTCTATTACACCTAAGATGAAAGATGAGATGTTGAAAGAAGACGTTAAAGCCTTTAATAAATACGCTCACGGAGGCGAAGTAGGTAAGTTTATTAAATCTAAGAAGTAACACTTGCGTAAACCCTGCAATACCGAGTACACTACGGAAAATACTCGGACGAGAATCCTATGCCCATTGACAAAGTAGTTAACCAAGCCCCTGAAACATCCATTGAGATTGATCAGGAAGGCATGCCCGAAATCGAAATAGTCTTGGAAGACGACGGCAGTGCTACGGTTGAGATAGGTGAAGACGAAGCAAACGACGTAGAATTCTACGCCAACCTAGCAGAAGTCATTGACGAAGACGATTTAAACCGTATGTCAATAGACTTATTGGCATTATTTGAGGCCGACAAGGCGTCTCGTAGTGACTGGGAACAGGTGTATGCCAAGGGCCTTGAGCTGTTAGGCT